CATGTGCAATTCGTGACAAAACATCATCACGATTTTTACAATCTATATCTAAGTCAAAATTGATCATTTAGAATCCTGCTGCATTTAATATTTCTTTAGACCAATCTACATCTGGTATGCAAAGAGAAAACTTTCTCTTCCATGTATCTGGGTCTATAAAATTGAAAATATATTGAATTTGATCTTCATTCAATTCATTTAAGAATTCTTGACCAGACACACAATTATAAATCGCCCATGATGATACTTTACCAGATGCAATATCATGACAAATTTTATTTGAATTGCCATATCTAAAATAGTCATTCAATATGCTATTATTTTCTTCTGCCCACTTTTCTGCTGTTATAATAAAACGTTCTATTGCAGTATTTGCTGTTTCTTTTTTAGTATATTCTTGAAGCCATTTATCATAATTTGAATCTTTACACCAATAATCTAATTTGATTGTGCTATTCAATATCCATTCTGTAAAACTTGTCGGATTCAAACAACGAATACTCTCCATAAAATTACCAAACTTTACGAATGCAGAATAGTATGGTGATTCAACAAATTCACCATACGTTCTTTTCTTATCATCTTTGACATTCAATTCAAAAAACCTTAACCAAGCATTAAAACCTAATCTAACGCCATAATGATGCTGTTGCTTCCATCTCTGTCCTTTAACGCAAACATGTGATTGAAGCGTAATTTCTTTTCTGAATTCTTTATTGCAATATTGACATACAGCCATATTATTTGAAGAAACTTTTGATTTCGTTTTCTTGCCATCCAAGACTTTTGGCGTGTTCTTTACAAGTTTTTTCGTCGTTAAGTTCTGCGAGCAATTCAAGTTCGTCATCTTTTAAATTTGGATTTAAGTGTTTTAGAAATTTTAATGCTTTATTACTTGATGATGCTTCTTTCTTTTTGAATGGTATCCACTGATGAAATTGTATTCCGATTCCTGGGCTTGCAGTTGTGCAAATAAGCCACTGAAGTTTCGGATGCTTAGATAAGCTCCAAAAATGTAAATTAGTTCTTTTGTTTGCTGCAATAAGATAATACGCTTCTAATTCTGAAGCTCCTTTTACGGAACTCGCATATCGAAGCATCAAATATCCACTGAATTTCTTTTTATCTTCATCACTTAAATTGTCATAATAATTATGATTCTTGTGATCTAATGCATATAATTCGTCTTTAAGTGCCATTTATTTGTTCGCCAATGTTAGTATGCCAATCAATCTTTCTTGCTCAGTATCAAACACATAAACATCTATATTAGATAACTCATTCATAGGATGTCTCGTTGCCATATATCTTAACTTTTCAGGTATTTTTGTTTCATCATATTTTAACATATATTGAATGTCATCCCATACTATCCATATAGGTAATATTCCCCATTCATCAATAACAGCACCACCAATGCGTGCAATAATTCCAGTAATCAAACCTTTAGATGGATGATCCCAGATTATATATTGACCAGCACATGCTGTTTCGAACGTTAGTCTAACCATTACATTTCAATATAATTGCTAATTGTTCTTCTTCATTTTTTGCAACATAAATCCAATCATATGTAAAGTAATTTACATCTACTCTATGCGATTCACCTTCATGACCGTCCCAATATATCATGACATAATTCGTTTCATTTGGTATCAATCTAATTGTACCTGTTGCAACCACATGCTTATGTCTGTGTGTCATCAACACTCTATATCCATCTTCTATTATCATGTTAGTTTCAATAGTAATGCTAATTTTTCTTGTTCAGTGTCAATTATTTGAACGTTAAATTGAGTAGATGATAAGCTACTAAGCGTCCATCTTTCATTGCAACCATCATCCCAATCAATGGCTATGCATGGATACGGTGTTCCTGTAATTACTTTTTTAATTTTACCTGCCCTAACTTTAAGTCCAGTTGAATCCTTCCAAGAATAAATTAAAAATTGCCCAGGCTTTACATAGTTAAGATCAGACATTCTACCACACCAATGAATAATTCACAATTTCACATGCTTTAGTTATATCTTTAACGAAAAAAGCACACATCGGATCTTCACCAGTATGCAATGGCACAGCTAAAATTTGCCCAGGGCGAAGTTTGGGGAAATACCAACGAACATCTTGGTAGATATCAACAATATCAACAACTTTAAATTCTGGCTTAAATGCTGTTCGTGGATTGAATGTGTATGAAGAAAACCCTCTATCATTTATTGATGTTAAGGGAACAACTTCTAAATCACCGAAGTCTGGTTCACCAATCAATATACTCCAATCAACGGGCATTTTTATTTCATGTGGTCCAATTCGTAAAACTAATGCTGGACTATTAAAACTTTCTAAAAATATTAGCGGTATTGCAAAGTAGTCTGGATTCTTAGTATCACTATTATCTAATACCCAAAAACTTAAATCTTCATTTTCATCAGGTATTTCTGTCAGGTCGTACGGTTTATTTTCTAACGTAAGAATGCGCATGTGTAAATCTCTTAATATGTTATTATAACAAATTGATACAACAAAAATCAACCATAAAAATAGCCTGGATCATCAATTGATTCATCCTTATCCATATATTCTTGATTAGGTGCAAATGTCCCGCTTCTATGATATACAGTTATACCAGCTTCATTTAATTTTTGTATCTCTTGTAGTTCTAACTTTTCTAACTCTTCATTAGAGTAATTACCTTCTAACAATGGTTCTATAGTAAAATTCTCAGCACCAAATTTCTTTATAACAACTATAATACGCAAACAGGGCATAGTTGTTCTAGCCAATTGCGTATCCTTAGAATACTCTACTAATTCATCCCATCTTGCTTGTATGGGCATTTGAGTTATACCAACACAAATTGCCCCATTCTTCTGATTTGTAATTTTATACACTGATGACATTATTGCCACTCCATTTTTGTTATTTTATAAGGATATTGGGCTTCAGAATAAAACTTTTTACGTGAAGTTAAATGCCTCTTACTGAATTTACAAGTAGAACATACATCATAAATTTCAGCATGATCCTTACCGAATCCCTTTCTCAATGCACGTCCTATGCTTTGAATTACACGAACAAAACTTTTACCAGCTTCTAATAACATCAAGTTATCAAGCTTAGTAATATTGATACCAGTTGATGCAACACCATATGTTGCTATCGTAATAGAATTTGATGCAAAATTTATTTCATCATAATGTTCCTTACGAGTTCCTGCTTTAATATCACCATTGATGAATATAGAACCAGGAAGAATTGATTCTAAATATTCTCCTGTAGCTTTTCTATCTACAAGTATCAATGTATTACCTGTTTTCGATATATCAAGTATTTTTTTTGCAAGAAAATCTAATCGTTTTTCTGTCGTGACTAAGTATTTCAACTCGCTTGCATAATCTTTGTATTCAACATAATCTTGCATCTGCCAAATATTTACATTGCAAGTTGCCAATACTCCTTCATCTTGTAATTCATATGCATGCAATTCACCAACAATAGACCCAATTGATACTAACAATGCTGCTGCCGCATAGTCTTCTTTTGGTATAGTTCCAGTTAATCCCCAACGAATTGGCACACATGCGAATGGACCTGTCAGTAAAGATTTTAATTCGTCTCCCTTGATGCCATGGCAATTTGAAACTACTGCGTTTTCTACAATATAATTATGGTCATTTTTGACCTCAAGATTATAGACAATTTCTGGTTTTACGATTTCAGTTTTTTTGATTAGCTTCATAAATTTTTAACAATCCTAATATTTTTTTCTGTGTATTTTCATCAAATAATGATACTTCTATTTTATCTTTGCAAAAATAAATTTCATTTTGAGTAAATTTTTTAGCAATGTATCCATTCTCTTTACACCACAGTTCTAATGCAGCAAATTTTGCACTCGTTTTTGCATCTTTAAACAATTCAATAGGTTTAACTTCAACTGCAATTTTATTATTATGATCTACAAAATCAACAATATAGATATATTTTTCTCCATTGAATTCATACGGTATCCTAAGTTTTTCATATTCATACTCAGGATACAAATAGTGAAATACTGCTTCCCAAGATGATCTCCATTTTTTATTATTAAACACGACTTCATAGTGAGTCAGTCTATTATTCGTATTGGGTGTAAATTCACCTGACAAAATTTTAGTTTTCATCCTGTCAGATTGTTCTTTTTTATATTCCTCTGTGTGCTCCACACCAAACATCGGATTTTTATAACCCATTCTACCTTCACTATACTTAACTCTGATTGTTTCACTTGTGTCTTTCGTCAAACCTTTATTGGGATTTGGTTTCCATTTAGTTCCATCTTTCTTCACATAAGAATTATGATCTATTCCTTTGCTCCAGCCAGCAGCAGTGAGATTGTTTTTCTTGATGACATCCCCATATTTTTCTTGAACTGAGATACCACCTTTAGCACTTCCATACCGTTTAATTTCCTTAATTTTTCCTTCAGATAATTCCTTATCTGACCCATACACTATATCAAAATTATCTCGCCATAGCGAATGAAGTTCAACTTTCAATCTCTTGACACATTTTTTCTTATTCAATCCGCACAATACTGTTCCGTTAGACAATTGAATTTCGTCTGACAAATAATTTAATATTCTCAGCTTTTGTTTATGTCTTTGTAATATAAAGTTTAATTCATTCAACATCATTTCATTAGTTTTTAACATAATATCTTCACTCTTAATATTATGTATTTATGCTGATAATATCGTCTTCCTCTAACAATTCATCAGCCCTGACCCATCCTCTATTGCTTGTTAAAAATTTATGATTCGCAGTGCATTTAATAATTTTACCATTGTCAAATTCTAACTCATACATTTTTTCTGACGATGATTTCGTTAAATTTTGATGCTGCTTAATGACTATATCTTCTTTGAAGATTTTAGTTTTTTCATCATAGTTTATAACTGCATCGCCTGGTTGAATATCCTTGATTTTTTTCTTCCCGTCAGGTGTCAATACTAACGAATCACCATCAAAGCACTCATCAACAATGATTCCGGCGACCCCTTCAATGAATTCTGAAAAATCTATTGCTGCTTCACCTTTCTTTGTTTTTTTAAACAAGGATGATAGACTCTGCCAAGTGCAAATTGTATGTGTCTTATCATATTCTTTTCTATCACCATAAAATACACCGCAATCTAATCCAACATTGATATAATCTGCTTCCGTTTGAAGAACTAAACTTTTATTTGGGACCACAACAATTGTTCTACCATACTTTTCACATTGAGAACTTAATGCCGCACAAACGACCGTTTTTCCGCTACCAGTAGATGCAACCTGAATACTCTGTTGATTCTCAAAAAATTTATTCACTATTTCTACCTGATAATCACGAAGCAATATCGGTTGTCCAGCTATCGGATGACCATGTGGCCAAACTTTATCTGCGAATAAATTTTCATCGATCAAATCAAATTCAAATGATCGATTATGTGTTCTATTATCAACTAACTCTATATCATATTTTTCTTCTTCTAATATCGGAAGAATAACTGGTAATAGATTTATGTATGATGCACCACCAATCGTGAAGTATGCAACCTTACCATCCCACCGCCCCAACTTATATGCTGGCGTATGGATTGCATATGGTAATAGATATGACAATGCAGTTGATAATCGGCGACGTGTTGTTGTATCAAGTCCAACAATTTTCAAATTTACTTCA